ACAAACAAAACACCAAACTATATTCCAAATGTACAGAACGAAAACGATACATTTATCACAGCATATACAGAAAGTTTTATGGAGGGTTGTCTATATGATCCATCATTCTATTCTTTCTGTTCTTGCTCACTAGATACTCTAGTATCAAACATAGGAGTAGAGCGACTTATTGAAGAATCAATCTACACATATCGCACAGACCTTTACACACCTTACATGGACAATCAGATTGATATTGCATCAGATGCTTGTCTTGACCTAATCTAAGAACACTAACAACATCGAATATCGAAAGAGGGGCTATCTTCATGCATGACATCTCGATGTTATGGGCCTCTCACTCGGTATTTGATGCATTATTTAATCTTAATCAATTTATTTATATGAATACAAACAACAACGAATCAAAAAACCTATCATCAGATCCAACATTACAAAAGGGCAATTCATGTGAGGGGCCATTCAGTAATCCAAATACTGAAACTATTGGAGAACAAAGAGTACGAACAAGTTTTAATGTGGGAGACAACACAGATGTTGATAAAATCAAAAAAGCATGTGCAGAGCTTATCAACCTGTGTGAATCTCTCAAAGATAAAGACCCACGCCTATGTGCAATCGCACAAACAAAACTAGAGGAATCAGCAATGTGGGCAGTAAAATTAGCAACAGCCTAACAAAACATCCTATGAAAAACTATAACCTCAAAACAAAACTATTGTATCTATGGGTCAAGATCCTGATGCTCGGGGAATCATGGCATTGGACGTGGATGGATATATGCCGAGGGTGGCGTTATCGCACTATCAAGCGCCTTGCAAAGATTCAGGAAGTGAGGGATAATGTAGATACAGTTAAAAATATCGTAGCCAAAGCACCATATGATGAAAATCAGTCAGACAATCAAAAAGATTCTCAATAATCCATTCGTGGATCGTATTATTATGTTGGCCATGATAGGATTATTCGCCATAATCGCACCTTTTCTTGCATACATTCTTTTGATTGTGTGGGGAATTATTGCCTTTTGTATATGAAAATAGTATTACCAAAGCTCAAAGATATTCCATCCGCGCACGTGAAGAATTACGAGCAGATCGAGGAGCAAGTACAGAAGACCATCGATACATTCGATAACCTCAATGAGCATGCACTGGATATGAAACCTGTTGCATTGCATCACAGCCAAGTTGATCCTGATAATCCTCTCAACTTCTTTGTTGTTGGTGATCATCTATTGAAAAAGAGTGCATTGACACCGGAGGAATACAAGCAGAACAAGAATAAGTTTTTCTTTGATGAGAAAGTCATAATCAATCCCGAGATTCTTGAAATGAAAGAAACTATTGAGCGTGAAGTGCCGGAACGAGAGTTGGCAGACAACGAGCAAGGGTATGAGATCGTTCAGAAGAAGAAAGACATCGTGAATAAAGGAACAAACAAGGAGGGATGTTTATCTTTCCCGCATCGTAAAGAGAAGAATTACGAGCGTTATTATAAAATCAAGGTGAAGTATCAGACGGTTGGAGGTTTGTTTGGAGGATTGAAGACCATCAAAGAAACAGTAACCGGATTCAAAGCCAATATCTTTCAGCATGAAGTAGATCATGCTAACTGTAAAAACATTTTCCATGGATAATTTCAATCAATTTCTAAAAATATATGCAGTCACCATCATGGCAATTGTCATCGGTGTGATTGTTTTTGTTTCTCTAAAGCCATCAGATGAGCAGAAAGCACAAGCATTGCTCGATCGAGCAGAGGAGCAAGTAATCAAGGCAGAGGTATTGCAAGGTAATTCAGAGGAAATATTATCAGAGGCACATCGAATCATCGAATCATGCGACGTAAAATAACACAAAAGAATACGTTGATTGTATTGGGAGTGATCCTGTACGTCTTCACGATACTTGCTTTTGTGTTTGTTACGTATTCAATCGGTAAACATCGCGGTCAGACTATCATCATTGATGACAGTGGATCAGATGAGCCTATTGAGATTCAGATCGACAACAATCCAACAAATATTATCAGCATAATCTATGATCCTATGCCTAAAAAAGAAGTAAAAGCAGATACAAGTGTTGCTCCTGATTCAGTAGTAACACGCAATGCAGTTGCAGTGAATAAGAAAGGTGATGAGTTGAAGTCAGGCATCACCAATAGCATGAAACAGATTCAGGATGACAACAGCGATATTGATAAATTACTCGATAATAAATAATCCCCTATGGAAGAACAGGATGAAGACCTACAATTGATCCTAGAGGCCAAGGAAGATATGGCGCATCGCATGGAAGAAAGCCCTTTCATGTTCTATGAGCCGTCAGGTAAGGCCGAGGAGTTCATTGATGCCGTTGCCGACGGTGAGATATTCATCGTATTCAACAGTTCAGCCAACGGTACAGGTAAGACAGCCATGGGTGTGAATACCGTGGGTCACATTCTATTTGGAGAGGATAGTGACAATCCATTCTTTCAACATGAGTTCTTCAAAAACTTTCCATACAAGAAACAAGGCCGTATCGTTTCAGATCCGGCCGTTTTGGCGAAGAACATTATTCCCGAGATGAAACACTGGTTGCCTATGGAGCGCATTACAACCAAGAACAACAGTAAGTCATACGAATCAGAGTGGATGACAGACAATGGTCATACGTTTGACTTGATGACATACGAACAATCTCCTAAAGACTTCGAGGGTGTGACACTGGGATGGGCATGGTGCGATGAGCCACCACCGGATGCTATCTTGAAAGCATTGATCTCACGTATGCGTACAGGGGGAGTGATCTTTATCACCGCTACACCGCTTGCAGGATCAGCGCATCTTTATGATATGTTCAAAGGAGGATCAACAAAGGTACAGATTGATGATGGTCAGGGAAACATTATTCACTATGAGCGTAAACTAAAGATGATTCAGGCCGATATTTGGTCAGCATCAAAGAGCCGAGGAGTACGTGGCCACCTAGAGGATGCAGATATTCTCCGAATGATTGCCGAATACGATGAAGATGAGCGACAAGCGCGTATCTATGGGAAGTTTCAACACCTTATTGGCCTTGTATTCAAGAAGTGGGAGCGTGAAGTACACGTCATCAAGCCTTTTGACGTGAATCCACGTGATTATACCGTGTATGAGTTCCTTGATCCTCACCCTCGTAACCCTGATGCATTGATATGGATCGCTATTGATCGATATGGACGGAAGTTTGTAGTTGATGAATTATGGTATAACCCTGATTCTGATGCAGATCTTGCCGACAGAATCAAAAAGAAAGCCTCAAACTATAACGTAGTTCAGAGGTATGCCGATCCCGCATGTTTCGTGGAGGATCAGCACCGAGAGAAGACACTACAAGCCAATCTATCAGAGTATGGATTGACGTATCAGAAAGCAACCAAGTCACGTACAGCATCCGATAGAGCTATCAAAGATGCGCTTGATTTCAGAAAAGATCCGGCAGGGAACGTCATCAAGCCTCCGGTACTGTACGTATTTGAATCATGTGAGCGTACAATCTTCGAGATGGAACACTATCGATGGGATGAATGGAGTGGTAAGACAGCCGATGGTAAGAATAAAAAGGAACGACCAATCGATAAGGATGATCACATGATTGAAAGTATCGGGCGCGCCTTGTTCATGGATGTTCAGTTCATGAATTACATTCCTCCAACACAGAATACAAACATGCAATACAAGACAGGAATGTCAGATACAGACTTCGATCCGTATTAAAACAATGTTATCCCCAATTTGTATTATTTACCAATTCATGCATGTCTATGCTATAATATAAACACAATCGCTTATGATTCAATTTCGCAACTTTGCACCAATAGAATATAAGGGCCGTCGCATCTATGTGCGATACATGCCGTCAACTGATATTTTTGAATATCTTATTGTTGATAACAACCTTGATCTCTATTCAGCGCATATAATTGCAACCAAGCCGTTTTTCGCTCGATTATTTGGACGTCCATTGAGCCAAGGACAGATGGAGGCATTCTATACGCGCATGGTGTACATGGCAGAAAGTACGATTGATACGTCCATGGTCACGGAAGATGATCATGAGGAGCCAAAGGAGGAATAAAATCAAAGCAATCGCCAAGCATTATCAACTAACATTTTAATGTTATGGCGAAAACTATCTTCAAAAAGAAATAAAAGAACGCATCATCTATCACAGATGGTGTGTTCTTTGTCATTATAAATCTTATTTTAATACTTATATATATGGGAAATCAATTAACAACACCAACAATTTCAGGACAAGGATTCGTATATGATCCGGTTATCAAAGGGATCGATCTATCATTCCTTTCAGAAATCACAGGAGCAATAACACAAGATGCATCAAGTAATCTTGTTCTTAATCAATCCGCAATGGCATCATTCTTGCAACTAAGGAATGGACGTGTGAAGTATCAACTAACTATTCCTGCGGGAGTAGTAGCAGGTACAGCAGGATTCGGAGTTATGAATCCGGCAACACTAACAGGATTTACTTTTAGTTTTATTGGAGGTGACTTCAAACTTCTCGGACTAAAGGATGGGGCCGTGTTGTTAGATATACCTCTTACATTTACCGGAGCAGGAACAGAGCAAATATTCGAGATTGCATGGAATGGATCAGCCGTGACATTCTATATTGGAGGAGTTCCGGTATATTCAGGGAATCATGAAATGACAGATCCATTGGCTATGTACTTCGAGAACGATGAGGATGCAGACATGCTCGTCGGATACATGAAAGTATCAGAATCTAACGGAATAATCGCATAATCTATATGACTACTTTCTTAAAAAAACACTTTCATAAGACACTCTCACTTGTTGCAATAATTGCGATGGTTATTCCGATGTTGGTGAGCGCGCAGACACTTTCGATCAATCGAGGGAATATTCTACGCCCAACAGGAGGCGGATCATCTGACAACATCTACACAGCAAGCGGAACACTCACAGGAAACAGAGAAGTAGACATCGACGGAAACCAAATGAGAATCGGTGGGTTACTCAACACAACAGGAAGTGTAAACTGGGGGATTTCAGACCCATTCGGACAGGGGCACGATGTTCTTGTAAATGGTTTTGTTTCAGAAACCAAAGGAGGAATTGAATATTCAAGCGCATCAGCAGTTGGTGATTTATCAGGTATTGGTATTACAGACTTTGGAAGAATAAATGCTCTACAAAACGATACTAACGATGCTCGTATGTTTGAAATATGGAGTAATGACGATGGTTTTGGTAACAATTCTCCTGCTTTTGCTCGTCAAATATTCAACGATGATGAGTCACGATTTAATTTCTTCAATCAGAATAGCGAAGAGACAAGTTTCGGTCGTGGTGGAGTAGACGGGGCAGATGACGTTGGATCAAACTTTACGATGAATGACACAAGAGCACGTGTTAGGTTTGATAGGGATTTAGCCAACGGAACAACACAACAGGGGGAAATTGAAGCACGGAAAGACTATACTTGGATAAAGTCACAGTTTACAGATGCAAGCGATGATGACTATAGAGCAATAGTTGAAGCACGACACAACGACGGCTCAGGAATGAAAGCAAGTCTATTGCTAGAGACTGATATAAGTTCTTCAACAACAGTTCTAAATGAGCTAACCTTATCAGAAACAGGAATGAGCCTAGCGACATTACCAGCATTTGATGATGATACAGATGCTAGCTCATTAGACACGGGAGACTTTTATCAAACCACAGGATCAGGGGCATCACCGTTGAATGTTGCCGGAATTATTATGATAAAGCAATAATATTATGTTTACATTTAGATACATAAAAATTAAAGAATTATTGATTGCTCAAAAGCTAGAAAAAGGACATTCAGTAGAACGAATTGCTGATAGTGTAGGAATTGAAGTAGAGAAAGTAGAAGACGTCAAAGAATCATTAGAAAGCTAACCAATATTTATATGTTATATATTCAACGAGAACACGATATAGACACAAGCGATACAGAAATGAAGTTTACAGCAGGAACAATAGTAGATGTATTACATTGCCTTACTACAGATGAAAGTTTTATTCGTATCTATGATGCAATAGAGGGGAATATCGCAGATGGAAATGGTGGATTTTTTATCCCACAACTATCTCCAATCACTCTTTCAGATTATCAAGCGCAACTTCTTAAAGGTATTCGGCAATGTGATGGATATACCATTGTTGATAGTAGTGGAAACAACGTAGAAGATGAATATAACTTTGTTCAGATGAAACCTGTTGCAGATCTAGTTATCAAAGGAGCTACAGGAAAAGCGGGAGAGTTCTTGCAAGTATCAAAGGTTGATCCGGTATCGAATCAATTAGTAGGTATCGCAAACTTCCGCAAAATTGGTAAATAATCTTTAATACCTTATGTCTAAACAAAATCAGCAACAAACAACCGAACAAGCAGAGGGATCTTTGGATAAAAAGATGGCAACTTTTGCGATGATCGAAGAAAAAACTGGTTTTGATCGTGCTAAACAGGAGAAACTTATCAAGCAGATTCAATCAGAATACACTTTTGGTTATGACTACATCAAGCCGAAGTGGGATAAGTGGATCATGCGTTTACGATTGTACAACAATCAAAAGCGGTCAGATGAAAGCGTTGGAGATACATTGTTATTTTCAGTGTTTCAGACTGTATTGGCAGAATTGTACATTGATCGATTGAGTTCAGAGGCCCTACACCGTGATCAGGGAGATGCAGAACGTGCGGAAACATGGAATGACTTGATAAAGTTCGATTACGATGAGATGGAGCGTAGTGAGAATGACTACTACTGGATATGGGATACGGCATTCTTTGGCCGTGGACTTCTTTCAGCTATTGAGTTTGATCGAGATACCATGACACCTATTCTCGAAGTATGGGATCCATTGACAGTTATTCGTGATCCACGAGCAAAATCAGTAAATGGTGACAAGCGCGGACGTGGAGGAGCGAAGTTTATCGGGCGAGAGATCCGATTGACGAAGAACGATATGAAAGATCAGGGTATTTATTTCAACTTTGAAGACCTTGATGCGGATACTAAAGGGAATAAAGACCTTATCGATCAGGCTCAACAAGCTCGTGATGATGCACAGGGCCGTCAGAACACTCAATTCAAAGCGTTGGAGGGAGATAATGCAGATGTAAAGATTCTTGAATGGATTACATTCTTTGATGGGGATCTATACATTATTGGACTTGGTGACGATCGATCACAGATTGTTCGTGTTACGAAATTGAAAGGGAAATTGATTCCGCTTATCGATCGTGCGCTATTCCCGATGAGTAAAGACTGGGATGGTGTGACTATTCCCGATCTTATCGAAGACAAGCAACGTGCGCGAGCAGTGTTGACGAATCTCGGATTGAAAGCAGTGAAAGCATCAATGCACCCGATGTATCTTTTCAATAAGAATAAAATCAAGAACAAGGGAGATCTTAACTTCGGATTCAATAAGTTCATTGAAGTTGATGGAGAAGTTGACGGAGCAGTACGGCCTATGCTCACACAGGCAGTGAAAGCAGATGCACAATTCATTCTTGATCTATTGGAGGCAGGAGCGCAACAAGCACTCGCAACACCAAAACAAAAGCTCGGTATGGCGCCGTCAGGCTCTCCCACAGCCACAGAGATCAACGAGGTGGGGAATCAAGTGGATACACGTCACTCTCTATCAGCAAAGATTTTTGGATGGTCAGAGAGGCGATTTTGGCAACGACACTTCCGAATGTATCAGGAACACTACAAGCCGGAGATTGATACCAAGTTGGTACGAATCGTTGGATCAATGGGTAGTGAATTGAAAATATTTGGGCCAGAGGAGATGAAGTTCAGCACTATGCCGGATTTCCGAATCGAAAGTGTAGCGCTATCAGAGGCAGAACGCGTAAACAAGGCACGACGATTCCAATCATTCTTCCAATTTGCATCAAAAGTTCCCGAGGCAGATATACGACGAGGAATCGAGATGATGGGTCAATTCATGGGTCTATCACACGAAACAATCCGAACAGTATTGCCGAAGTCAGGAGAAGAATTGAAAGCAGAAAACGAAAACCTACAGATACAAAATGGCAAAAAAGTACCTGTATCACCACGAGATGATGATCGATTGCACCTATACACTCATAATAAACTTGCAGATTCTCCCGAGAAGTATGCACACATGGAGGCTCACAAGCGCGCTCTAATGCTCAAAAAGTCACAACCGGAGCTATTCGCCCCTCAAACGATCGAGGGTCAAGTACAGCAGGCACAGGGAGCCACAGAGGGTACAGAGATGCTCGGTGATCCATCAGGAGGAGCAATAGGAGGCCAACAGTCAGCCGTAACCGATATTTAATTATGAATGATATAAAAATACACAAATGGATACCGATGGATCTCTCCGACAAGAAACTTGCAAAAGATAAAGTCGCACAGATCAAACATACACTTCAAACACCCGGATGGAATGTCATCAAGAACATCACAGAGGGATACATTCATGGGTTTGAGAAAATGATTATCGGAAAGAGGCAAGCATCAGGAGAGGAGGCAACGGATGCACAAGTTGAAGTATATCGGGAGGTACGAGAGTTCATGGTTGACTTCCTCGCAATGCCCGAGAATACGATAGAGGAGCTTGATCCAACACCACCAACAGAAGAAAACCTTGATCACCTAGATCCATACGCAACACAAGAGGACATTGACAACAAAAAATAGAATGCATTTCCGCCGGTTTGGTTGGAGAGATAACTTAGTGCTTTGGCGATTGACACTATTCTTTATCTCTCCGCCCAAGCCGACGGGCTTGTACGATAGACGTCGAATCTATCAAAAGTAATAATCGCCATCCGTGTCTATTTGTTTATCACCATTTCAGATATTCACGAGGGTAAAACAAAAAAATGAGCGTAGAAAAATTACCGAATGCAGGAGAGCCACAAGGCGCACCGGCAAACGAGGGGGCAAGCAGTGATGCCTCTATTGAAACAAATAACACTGATGCACCAAATGATTCTGATGCGCAAGCAGATGATCAAAAGGGGCAACAAGACGAACAGCCGGACGATTCATCAGATGATGACGAGCCGAAAGTTCGCAAAAATCTTCCTAACGAACACTTTGTAAAAATGCGACAAAAAAATCGCAAAAAAGATTCAACAAAGGATGATGGCGGAGAGAACGACGACGATGACGATTCATCAGATGATGATGATGACGTTATGGAAAGCGTGAAAAAAATCGTAAAGCCGTTATATGATCAGCAGGAAACTGTTGCAATTAACAACGAGATTAACGATTTCATCGCCGAAAATCCCAAGTTTGAAAAATACAAAGCAAAAGTAGCAAAGTTTGCACAACACGCATCTCGCGCACAAACACCGATCACATCTATCTTTTACGAGGTAGCGGGGCCGGATCTAATGAAAATTGGAGCAGAGATGGCGAAAGAGGCAGACAATGAGGCCAAGAATACTCAATCAGGAGGAGGCGCAGGCGCACATGATGTTAGCGGAAAGCAAACAGCAGATGACGTATGGGCAATGACACCGGAGGAGTTCGAGGCACAAAAGCGAAAAGCGTTCCGCAGGGAGTAAATTATTCATATTAAAACCCTTTAATTTATGCAAACTGGAACAACTCAAATCCCCGCAGAAGTTAGTGCAATCTATGATCGCAATCTTCTATATCGGGCAGTAGCACTATTTACTCACACAAAGTGGGCGCAGGTAAAAGACTTGCCACGAAACGGAGGTACTTCAACAATCAAGTTCCGTCGTTATGGTAATCTCGATGCCAACCTCACACCGCTAACAGAGGGAGTTACCCCTGTTGGAAACCAACTTTCTGTTACTGATATTACAGCAACAGTAGAACAGTACGGTGACTTTATCACTATTACTGACAAGCTAGATTATCAGTCACAAGACCCTGTTTTGATTGAAACATCAGACATTCTTGGAGATCAGATGGGAGATACTATCGATCAATTGACACGTGATATTCTTTCAGCAGGTACAAACGTATTTTACGCAGGTACAGCACTTTCACGCGCAACTGTTACAGCAACAGACTTGCCAGATCTTGCTCTATTCAAGAAAATCGTTCGTCTATTGAAGAACAACAAAACAAAGCGAATGATGCGTATGGTAAATGCAACAGATGGTTACGCAACGGAGCCATTGAATGCATCATACATTGGTATTGTTCACCCAAACACTACTTACTCTCTAAAAGACAAGACTGGATTCGTTCCTGTAGAAAAATATTCTTCTACATCAACTCTTATGGATGGTGAAGTAGGTAAAATGGACGAAGTTCGTTTTGTTGAAACTGTAAACGCAAAAGTATTTCCAGGAGCAGGAGCATCAGGAATTGATGTTTACTCAACACTCGTATTCGGTATGGAGGCATATGGTACTTCTCGTATTTCAGGTGAGGCGATGAAAATGATCGTAAAACCTATGGGATCAGCAGGTACAGGAGATCCATTGGATCAACGTGCAACAGCCGGATGGAAGATCACATTCGTTGCGAAGATTCTTAACGATGACTTCATTGTACGCGCAGAACACGCAGTTGAGGCCTAATCTTTGGGTCATGCCAAAGCACGGGATATTATTAAAACTAATCTCTTAGAATAGTTATGACTAAAAAAGAAATCTTACAGGCAGAATATGAAGTAATCTTTGAAGTTGCACCCGATGCATCTCTTACGATTGCTCAATTGCAAGCCGAAATCGAAAAGAAATCTAGCGGAGAAGATGACGATGCCCTATTGGAATCAGTCGGAGAAGATGCTAGTGACGAAGAAGTAGTTGAGCCGGAAGTAGTTGAGGAATCAGCACCGGTTGAAGAAGTAATCGAGGAGCCAAAAGAGGCAGTAGCAGATATTGTGAAAGCTCAAATGGCCCAAGCAACACCTGTAAATCAGTTCAAGCAAGGACTAGAAGTTGTGAAAGCTCATCTTGATAAACAAGAAAAGCAAGCATACTTCATCCAGCTAGAACAAGGAGAAACTATGGGGCGCGCAGTGAAAATTGTCGCTATCAATGGATTCCGATTCAGTGTTCCGAAAGGAGAACAGGTATTACTTCCGCAACAGATTGCGCAAATGATCACCGAAAGTACGCAGGCAAACTACCAAATCGTTCAAAACAACCCTATGCGAGTTGGCGGAGATCCAACAAAGATCAACGCTCTCACGTAGGTAAAAATTATTCACTTAATTCTTAAAAAACTATGTCAATATTCGTATCAAAACAAGAAGTAGGACACGATGCACTTGCACAGAAACAATTGCTTAACGTACTCGCACAAGGTGTGGGAGTTGTAGCAAAAGTTGACATCACTAGCGCAGAAATCCTAGCTCTTAACGCAACACCAATTGAATTGATCCCCGCACAGGGAGCAGATCAGGCAATTATCGTTGATGAAATCATTGCTTTTAACAAGTATGGTACAGCAACATATGCTCTTGATGGAGCGGTAAACGCAAAGTACACCGACGGATCAGGTGATGCAGTTGTTTCGGCTCTTGCAGAGGCTTGGGGAGAGGCTACAGCAGATGCAGTTGCGAAAGCAGTTGCAGTAGGAGTTGCACCAGTTGCAAACGCTCCTGTTGTTCTCTTTGCAGAATCAGCAGATCCAACAACAGGTGACGGAACATTCTCAATTTATGTTTCTTACCGTGTAATCGACATCTCACAGGCATAGCCCTTGGGTGGATCGCACATTCGGATACTTGGAAACAGGTATCCGAGCCGTGCGATTCACACTTAATCAAAATCCATTATGCAATTTATTCAATTCTTCAAACAACTACGTACCCGAACAGGTACAGATACAGGCAGTTGGCCCGATGCAGAAATGCTCGATATGGTCAACATGCTCAAAGATGATGTAGCGTTCAAGCTAACAAAAGCAAACGAAGATTATTTCGTGATGCCGTTTCTTCGTAATATCAAGGCGGGGCAAAAGGAATACTACTTACCGGAGCGAATGATGGCGCACGTAAAAAAAGTTGAAATTGATTTGATTGGTACTGTATCCGAGAATGGTTGCCCAAAAGCATCAGGATTTGAATACAAGGAGGGTCGGGAAGTCGATATTTCACAGGAAAAAATCCATTACATTCCATCGAATCCGG